TATCGAGGTCAATAAGACCGAATGGTTGGCTTGGGCTACTACGCACGGAATCCACCCCGATATTATCAACTACATCGACCAGGCTAGCGACGAACACCTGTACAAGATGGACGACGTGGAAGTCTACGAGGACGAGAACACGGTCAACCCGAGAGCATGGGAAAACTTCTCGAAGATGTACACTAACGGAATTAAATTGGGCGACTACAAGGTCAACCCAACCTTGATACAGAGTGATGCGTCTGACCATCTGGGACCTGTCGAAGGATTGGCGTTCTTCTCATGGCTCTGCACAAAGCGTATGTTCAACCCGCAGAACTTCCTCTTGGAGACGAACCAGACCAAGGCAATCGCCGCAGCTAGTCGTGTCGCCAAGATGCTTGACGTGTATCAGACCGAGCTTTGCAGGAACGTGACCAAGACGATGATAAATCTCCTGTCCGACCCGACGATGGAAGCGCACAAGAGTACGGTAATAAACAACCTGTACTACCTGTATGACCGTCTGTCGGTTGAACATGTGGCTGACGCATACGAGAACTTCATCAAGCCTGCCGTCTTGCAGAATGACAAGCCTGACTGGTTCACCAAGCTAGCCCATACAAATGAGGAGACCTGGAGCAAGATAAAGACAATCATCCAGGGAACGGGAAAACCCGTAGTCAATGTAAAGAAACCGAAACAAATCAAGAAAAAATAACTTTTTTATCGAAACCCCTTGCCAAAGGGGTTTTAATATACTATATTCATTTTCAGTGGACCAAAAAATTCACTCAACAAAAAGGTAAAAATATGATTATCAAACTCAACATTACAGGCATGACGCCGATTCGTCTGGAACTTTCCAGTGAACTCACACAGCAACTCCACGTTTCCCGAAAGAAGGATAAGTATGACCGCCGTGTCACTACTTCCTGGATTACGGGTACTACAACGGTGACTCTCGAACGCTACCATTCCAACAAGAACAGCAAGGATGTTGACGGCTTGATTTATGTCGGTCGTTCCTTCCAGCAGTACATGGACAAGTTCGACGAAGACTTCGGCTTCCGTCTTGCTGGTGCCCGTGCGCTCACCAAGTTCTTCGTCACCAACGGCAAGACCCTTGACGTTGCTACCAAGCTTGCTGAACAGGCCATGAACGTCATCGTGGCGAACAAGGGCAAGGAATATGTCACGATTGACAATTTCGGCATCAAGTCCGCACAGAAGCCTGTTGTTGAAGCTAAGGTTGTCAAGGCCATCCCTGCCAAGAAGCGTGGTCGCAAGGCTGCTGCTGAAAAGGCTGAAGTGAAGTCTGTTGCTGCCCCTGCCCGTAAGCGTGGTCGTCCCCGCAAGCAGCCTGTTTAAGGAGGATATCGCATGAAGAAGGAATTTAGCGGTTATCTTAGTGCATACAGTCCTGCGACAAAGGACAATGTGCCTTATGTCAAGCTTTCTGTCAAGGCTATCGAATCTGGTGCTGACAAGCATCTTTTCTATGGCACTGATGAACTTGATTCCGCATTTGCGAATGCAAAGCGGTTCACATCAAGCAAGGGTTACGGAAACACTAAGTATGACCTCGATGACCCTCTCCGTGTGAAACTCGTCTTCGGCGCATTCACTTACGATGCTTACCTTGTCTCTCTCGCTGTAAAGAAGAAAGTCGACAAGGAATTGGGTGATATCGCCGAATACACTTTCAACTTCGAAAAGGACCCGTGCGAGGATGATACGAAGTTCTGGTCTTCCTACCTCAAAGTCAAGGAAACTGAACCTGCTGAAGAGGAAGAAGGCGAAGATGACGAACCCTCCCCAGTTGACACCGCCATCATGGAACAGACCGATGCCCTCCTCGGTATCGACGGTTCTGAAAAGAAGAAGAAAAAGAAAGCATCTGGCTTTGTCATGTATTCCGTTTCCATTGAAACGCTTTCCGATAATGACGAAACTGACGATTTGTCTAAGGAAGAAGCATGATGAAGTATACGCCAGAAACCGACAAGATTTTAGCCTGGGTCGTAATCCTGGTATCTCTTGCCGTGCTTTTGGTGTATTTTTTCTAAGGTTGTTGGAGTGAGTGAAAGGGCTGTCCTTCGGGGCAGCCCTTTTGCTATCTATGTATGTGCGCCTCTATCAAACAGGCCGCACACGTTTTCCTCTGTCAGGACAATCCAGTTTACGCCTCGGTTGGCGCACCAGTTTCGTGCTGCCGCCCATTTTGCCTGGTTTACCATCACTTCCTCGCACTGCATGTAATAGCGGGCCATCTTCTTCTGATGGGCACGTACCTTCTTCGGGTTAGCACCCTCGGTCAATGCCTTCGGCGGTTTCGGCATGATGGAGAACTTCTCTGGCTTGATTTCGATGAGGAACTTGTTTACCTTGCTATCCTTATCTGACTTGCATTCGCAGTAGATGTCGGGGAAGTACTTGCTCATCTTGTGCAGCTTCGGCGACATATAGTAGATTTCGAAATCGGGTTCATAACCCCATTTCAGAACGTAGTTGTTCTGGTCCATCGCCTGGAAAATACGTTCCTCCCAAGATGACTTGCAGATGGGTGCGGCAAGGTTTTCCATGTACTTTTCTGGATGCAGCAACTTGTAACGAGCATGCTTCGTCTTTGTTCCGTAAATCATTTCTCCCCCTATTCGGCATACTTGCCTAGAATTGATTTAATTGTATCTTCGTTGTAGTCGTCCACGAGTTCGTAAGTCACCTCGATATCGGCAGGATAGACCTCAATTTCTGGCCTTGCCGACTGGTTTGACGGGAACGGCGTAAACGGTCTGTTCATGTTTACAGGATATACCTTCTTGCTGCAGTTGTCAAGTATCTCCGTCAGGTCGTCGACGGTATCTGAACTCAACTCGTAGTCTCCGAGCAGCCTGAGTAGCTGATAGAACTTCTCCGTGAAGTACGGGCTCACTGTCTTATCGACCAAGTTGTGGGCGATGGATACGCACTTCTTCTGTTCGGATTTGGATATCGGCTTTTCGCCTACGTTTACCTCGTTCTCCCTGTCTGGGGCCGTCCTGAACTGGATGGCTTCCTCTACCTTGCTTGTCGGCGTGTTCGCTGAACTAGACCTCTTATGGTCTCGGCATATCTTCTTTATTCCAGTCGCTTCAAGTTGCGAAAGTAGGGAATCGAACTGGGTCTTGGGGTTGTCACGGTAAATCTTACGGAACTCATATTCGGAAAAGGACTTGTAGCCGAGCTTTGCGGCGATGCACTGGTCGTACAGGTCTGCCTCGAAAGCTCCCTGCCAGAACACGTCGTTTAGGCGGAGGTTCTCGTTAATCTCCTTAATCTTCGCCTCGATGTCCTTCATGAGGCCTGGGCAAAGATGGCTGAAACAGACAGTCCAGCTCTTGAACGTGTTAATCATGTCGATAATCGACATTCCGTAGAACTCTCTGTTGTTCTTCCATTCAAGGGTGTAGATGAAGAAGCACTCGAAGTTGCCCACCATCTTGATGAACCCGCTTACATCGAACTTCTGGGTCAACAGGTCGGCATAAGCCTTGATGAGGGCCCTGAGAGGCTTCATGAGCATCTCGAACGTCATCTCGATGGCTGCCTTGATGCTGTTGTAGAGTTTCAGCAGGAAATCGTAAAGCAGGTCGTTAAGAGAACCCGAGAGGGCTCCACCGCGGCCAGCACCGATGCCGAGACTCAGCGGGAACTTTTCTTTGAGACACTCGATAACGAAGTCGGGGTCTCTGGACATGTCGTTTCCGTCCGCATCCCTGTTGCAGCCCGTCACGCATGCGATTGCACGGCAGAAGCACGGGCAGTCAACCATGATTTGGTACAACTCTTCCCACTTGAAGTCGAGGGTGACGCTTACACCATCACCGACTTCCAGACTTGCTGACAGCACGTCCGTAATGCACTTGAATACGGCGGCATTGAATCTAAGCAATGCTTCTTCCAGACGGAGACGGGCGGCATCAATCTTTGCGAACAGGACGAACGCCGCCTTCGTTGCGATGTCGATTGTCGCCTGAATCCATGCAATCCACGTACCTATCGTCTGACAGAGGCTCTTGCTCAACGTGAGCGCCCCGTCAATACTGACAGGGAAGTTGAAACTGTTGTATGCGGTGAAACTCTTGTTCAGGTTGGACAACATGCCCACTGCGGCATAGGCATTTATGCCCATGGTATCCCTGCACCAGTCAAAGACCACCTTCGTACAGTTGGTGGCTTCCAGCTTGCTCGTGACATCGTTAATCGAATTGGCGGTCTTTTCGACAGCTTCGGTAAAGCTGCTCAGGATTGTCGAATCCGATTGTGTCGCCGAGGTTTCCTGTCTGGGCGAAATTACTTCTGTAATACACTTTGCCATTTG